CTACCAGCCGCCGCCTCTCATGCTGCGCTGCCGGCAGGTGCGGCCCATGTCCTCGTAACCTGCGGGACAACGGCGCACGCACGCCCCGGCCGCGTATTTGAGCGGCGGCCGGCAGGCCCGGCTGAAGCGCTGTTCCTGGAACAGGTAGTCCTTGGCCGGACTCTGGGCCATCGCCGGAACCGGCAGGCTCGCCGGCAGCGCGACCGCGATCAGCAGAAGGGCCGCATGGGACAGGCGGATCATCGGTCGTCCTCGCTGTGGATGCAAAAAGACAACCCACCCGTCGCCGCGCGGTTCGACCGGCTCGCGCCCAGGTACACCATCCAGGCGACGGAGCGTCTCGTCGGGTTACTCGTGATGATGGCACGGGCTTCGGACACCGGACCGCTCCTCGGTTCGGAGCGGCGTCGGACCACGGTCGCCGGCAACCGGATCGTCTTGCACCAACTCCCTGTCGTCGAGGACAGAAGAGTTGGTGCGGCCAAGAGGACTCGAACCTCCACCCCTTGCAGGACTAGCACCTCAAGCTAGTCTAATTCGTTGAATTTGCTGCATAATTCTGCAAAATGTAAAGTTTTGAGACCATTATAAATCAATGGCTTAGAGCGAGTTTGCAAAGGGCTTTTCGTCATTTTGGGGCTGGACTCCGGTTCATGCAGCAGCGGCGCGAGCACTCTCCACTCGGCATCGCTGAGGCTGGTCGCGTCAAGTAGGCTCTCGCCACGTTCGGCGCGGGCGGCGGGCATTCACATCGGGGGGGGCGGGGTGAGCGTCAAACACCCTCCCAGCACCCACGATGCTTGCTGCTCATCCAATGGCTAAGCTGTTTTACCCGTCATGAAACGGGGGCTCAGGCCTGATGCCGGACCTCAACCAGATCGACCACGCCGGCCGTCTCCCCCGGTGCGATCCACCGGGCCAGCGCCGGGCCGGCAAGCGTCACTCGCAGGAAGAAGAAACTCTTGCAGCCTGCCCACAAATCAGCTGGGAGTACCGCCGAGCCGTCCGTCCAACGCGCGCCGTGATTGACGACGTGGAAACCCTCGCCGAGGCGGGGATCGTCCAGGGCGACCGTGCGGGCGCCAGTGAGGCCGTCGTCGATTGTCAGCGAGGCCAGAGGCAGCCCGAGCCGTCGGTTGTCGGTCGAACCCGGCACAACATGGGCCGGCACGCTCGTCTCGGACACGAGGTGCAAGTCGCGGGCGTCCGCCGGCAGGACGAAGCGGGCGGTGAGACCCTCCACGTCTGGGCGGAAGATCTTTCCGTCGGCGACGAGGTGCATTCCCGCGAAAGTCTCCTCGACCGTGCGCCAGCCGAGCGTTACAGCCCTATCCTGCAGACGGGCACGCACCAGATCGACTAGAGGCCCGGCTTCGTGGAACGGTCGGCAGAACGGTAGCGGTCCTTCCGGCCGGGTATCGGGCGCGGCCGCAAGGTCGGTGGCGTCCGCGTTGGCGAAGAAGCGGCGGTTGCCACAATCGAGGTAGGTCTCGGCCGGCAGGCCTTCGGCCAAGAGGATGTCGTGACTGTCGAGTTCGACATGCCAGTAGGTGACCTCTTCCCGATCCACCTGCGTGACCGTAGTGCCGTTGATGAGCCTGCAAGCCGGGATCAGTACCTCGCCAAGCACGTCAACGGCGATGGCATGGGCGGGCGAGACGTAGAGGTCGCGGGCGGGGCGCCCCTCGCCGAAGGCATGCGCGGCGATGCGCACTGGGAGGAGGTCCGAGCGGCCCTGGCAGGTCACCTTCCGGTGACCAATCCAGCAGATGGGGCGCAGATCACCAGAGGATGTTACGATGAGGTCTGCGATTGCCAAATTCTCGACTGAAATGTTTCCGCGGGAGGTTTTGATCAGCGTTCCAGATACAAAGCAAACACTGTAATCCGTCACCGATGCTTCTGTATTAGTAAATGAGTCGCCAACGTTAAATTCGTCGGGTTGACCGCGATTATAGATTTCTACGTATTCGTCGTTTGATAAAATAATATAAAGGCCGTTTGTATCTAGACCGTTATTGAATCCGGGCCCAGAGCCAACCGTGCTTGGTATGTCTGGGTTGAGGCTTTTGATTGTCAAGCCGTCATACGTGCCAGAGATCGAGAGCACCGGGGTTCCAGTCGAGCCTCCGTCCCCATCGCTTGTAACAGTAAAATCGGCCGTTCCCGTTCCGCCTGGGCGACCCGATGCGAAGCTTAGAGAATATGTGCGAGTAAAATCTGCCATATGCGCCTCAACCTCTCTGATTAGTTAAAGGTGCAGCACTGTAATTGCCGCGAATCAGTGGCGGCCAGCATAAATGCGTTTCTTTGCGTTTTGGTCAGATGGACGGGGCAAGCCGCGCCTTTTTCCAATAGTGTTGTGTTTATGCAACTTATGAATAAGAAAGATGACGATCACTAAGGTGATCTTCCCAGGAAATCTTTCCTCGCTCAGAGGCGTCGTTTCATAACGGGTGGAACAGCTTAGCTATTGGGTGAGCGGTGAGAATCGTGGGTGTTGGGAGGGTGCCTGACGCTCACCCCGGACCCACGGACGGATCGCCCAAGCCTTATAGACAGGATCTAAGCATGCGCCGTCGGCAATTCGGCCACCTGTGTCGTGTAACGCGGGCTCCGCATCTCGAACTTCGTCGACCACTTTCGCTTCTCCACCAGCCCGGCCCGCGCCGGCACGACGCTCCCGCGGCCGAAGCGGGCATTGCAGGCGTCCATGGCCGCCATCAGCGGACCACTGCGCTCGCGGTCGAGCTGGCCGATCAGCGCCCGCGGGCTGGCGTCGAGTAGCATCAGGTCGGTGGTGACGACGCCGGCCTTGGAGTAGCGCCAGGGGCGGCCCTCCGGCGCCTCGCGCCAGGTGCGATCGACGCCGTGCCGGGCCGCGGCGATCAGCGCGAGCGTGTCGTTGGTCGCCTCCGGCAGCGTCACGGTGGTGGAGACGGAACGCATCGGGTCGCCGCGGTCGTGGGTGCTGGTGTGGTAGAAGACGGTGACGTGGGACGTGCCGAGGCCGCCGCGCCGGAGCTTCTCGCCGAGGCGGGTCGCGTGCGCCGCCACCGCCTGCTCCAGCACGGCGCGCTCGGTGACGCGGCGGGAGAACGAGCGGGTCACCGCGCAGCCCTTTCGCTGGGCCGGCATCAGTTCGAGCGGCAGGCAGGACAGCCCGCGCAGCTCGTGGATGATGCGCTCGCCCACCACCGTCATCGCCTTGCGCACCGGCCGGGGGTCGAGGTCGCGTAGGTCGGCCACCGAGTCGACGCCCATGGCCTCGAGCTTGGCGAGCGACGCCCGGCCGATGCCCCAGACCTCGCCGACGTGGATGCGGCAGAGCCAGGCCGCGCGCTCTTCCTCGTCGGACAGGTCGCAGACGCCGTCGAGGTCGGGAATGGACTTGGCGATGTGGTTGGCCAGCTTGGCCAGGGTCTTCGTCGGTCCGATCCCGACGCACGTCGGAATGCCGGTCCAAGCCCGGACGGTCGCGCGCAGATCGCGGGCGAACTCGACGCGCCGGTCGGGATGCACGTCGGACAGCTCGAGGAAGCTCTCGTCGATGGAGTAGATCTCCACCGCCGGCGCGAAGTCGCGGTACACCGCGTTCGTCCGGGCGCTCATGTCGCCGTAGAGGGTGTAGTTCGAGGAGAACACGCGCACCCCGTCGCGCCGGCACTGCTCGCGGATCTTGAAGAACGGATCGCCCATCTTGATCCCGAGCGCCTTGGCCTCGGCCGTCCGGGCGATGGCGCAGCCATCGTTGTTGGACAGCACGATCACCGGCACTCGGGCGAGCTTGGGGTCGAATACGCGTTCGCAGGAGCAGTAGAAGCTGTTGCCGTCGATCAGCGCGATGGCGCGGCTCATCGCACCAGCCCAGCGCGCGCGACGTGCCAGCGGATGGTGAAGCGGACCACCCCCCAGATTTCGCCCTCGGCCGCCTCTTGGACCGCAAAAGCCGGGAGATCCGGGTTGTCGAAAGCCAGCCGCGCGACGTTCCCCTCGATGCGCAGACGCTTGATCGACATCTCACCGTCGATCGCCGCCACGACCACGCTGCCGTTGCCGGCCTTCAGGCTGCGGTCCACCACCGCGAGGTCCCGGTCGAAGATGCCGGCAGCCCGCATCGAATCGCCCGAGATGTTCCAGGCGAAGGTGGCCGGCGGGTTGGGGGCGAGCCAGCGTGGCAGCTCCAATGCCCCTTCTAGGAAGTCGTCGGCCGGCGAAGGGAAGCCGGCGCATAGCGCAGGTCCCATGATCGGGATGGGGATAAGCCCGGCCGGGTCGAGGTCCGCGATCCGATATAGGCCCACATCGCGCTCCGATCCGTGGTAGAACGGAAAGAGAACAAACAGGCGGGGCCAGCCGGGTCAAGCGGCCCGCTCGCCTGTGGATAACGGGGACAGCGCGGGGCTGTCAGGAGCGGAGACCGGCCATGACGATCAAGACCACTTTCCTCGTCCAGACGTTCACAATCAAGCGCAAGCGCCTGGTCCCGGGCGACCGCGAGATCTCGCCGACCGAGAGCGGCGCGCTGAAGAAGGCGGAGGCGATGGCGGGCCGGATGCCGGGCACGGCAGCGCTCAAGGTCATGGCCGACGACGAGACCGGCGAACTCGAAGGCGTCACGATCCTGGGCCGCTTCGGCGAGATCCCGGAGGATTTCGCCGAGAGCTTGCAGGGCGGGTAAGGCAAATCAGAACTCGGCGCTGATCAAAACCGCCGCGTCGTAGCCTTTCACCCACGCAGCTCGCGTGCGCCATCATCGTCGGGTCCAGCACCGAGCGCCCGGTGATGCGTCGGATTGAGCAGTCCTCCAGGGATTCCTGCTCAGGAACCGACGATTCGAAAGGTAGGTTTATCAACGTAATTAGCGCGCTGCGAGGAAGCGATGCGAGTTTGGTTCCGCCCACCTGCCTTGGCCTCGTACAGCGCCCTATCAGCGCGTTGGTAGAGGTCCCCGGCATCTGTGATACCTGTGGCTGACCCGATGCTCACCGTGACCTTGCCCGCACCGATCCCGGACGATCCGACCGTCAACGCCGCAACTTGAGCATGCACCTCCTCGGCAACCTTGACCGCTCCAGCCGCGTCGGTGTCGGGTAGCAGGAGAACAAACTCTTCGCCGCCTACCCGGCATACGAGGTCTGATGGTCGGTGCACGCTTGCCAGGAGGCAACGCGCCAAACCCTTCAGCACTTCGTCTCCGACCGCGTGGCCGTAGCGGTCGTTGAAGCGCTTGAAGTGATCGGCATCGACCACGAGAAGAGAAAGCGGCTTGCCAGAACGGCCAGCCTCCAAGGAGGTCCGTTTGTAAACATCCTCGAACTGTCGTCGGTTCGCTAACTCGGTCAATGCGTCCGTTTGCGAAAGACGGGCTAACTCAAGCTGGATTCGAGTACGCTTACGCAACTCATGACCAAACAGGAGCAACAACAAGATAGTCAGTCCCGATAGTATAAGCACAATAGTGCCGATCACGATAGCCTTACCACGCCACTCGGCCTCGATTTCATCAACCGCAAGTGCCACATTTATTATTAATGGAAGCTCGCCGACACGAGTAAATGTGTAGAGTCGTCTAACTCCGTCACGGACTGAGGTCTCGACGAAGGCGCCTGTGCCTACGCGCGCAAAGCCCTCGAAGGTCTTCGAGCCAGCGATATTCACTCCGACGTCCGCTTCCAGGTACGGATGCCGGGTGATGCGCGTGCCATCGCGCAGGTACAGATTTATCGCGCCCTCGCTCCCGAGCCCGATCTGGTCGAAGAGGCGTGCAAAGTAGGAGAACTTCAGGCTTCCCAGGACCAACCCAGCAAAGGAGCCGTCGGCTTTGTTAATCCTACGGCTAAAGTTGACCATACGCTCGCCGGTGAGGCGCGAAATAATGGGCTTTCCGATGTACAATCCAAGGTAAGGATTGGCCTTATGTGCCTGATAGTAGTCACGGTCGACGTAATTGCCCTTGCGTGGCACGGAGGAGGCCGCATCCTCGGCAATATCACCGTTCTCATTGAGGACGAACATGACACCGAGATCGCGAGCAGTAGCTACGCGGTCGAATAAGACGAGTCGGCGCATGTCCGGCTCAAGCTGTGCGAGCCCCGGAGCATTCAAATTCTCTTGTACAGACTGAAGTGTAAGATCGATTATCTCAACATTTCGAGCAATATCGCGTTCGATTACTTGCAAAAGGTTGCGCGATGTTATCTCGGCTTTATTCCAGGCATCGCGACGCATGTCTAGCAGCATGAAAGTCGAGACAAGTAGCATCCCGATCGGCGCAATAATGCTTAGGCCAATCCACGTACGGCCGGACCGAAATACAGGCGGAAACCGTCTTACTAGGTTCACGGAATTTATCCACAGGCGCCTTTTGTTCTTGCTTCAACTGCCACGACAATCCCTAACAGGCCCCTGCTCCGACCAAGACACTACGTCTCATCCTGAGCAGGCCGCAGGAAGCCGCCCGGCACATGCTTAAGATAAGTGCCGTCAGTAGGATCTTTCAGGTCGACGCAGTAGAGATCGAACACGCTTGAAAGATGTGTCCAGAAATCCGGGTCATTGATCAGCGGTTCGGTCACGATCCTTGGCCAATTCAACGAAATCCCGGAAGACTGTGCCGAAAGTCTGCAGGGTGGCTGACGAGCCTGGCTCGAACGAAAAAAGCGCCCGAGGCCGAAGCCCCGGGCGATCAACGTGCGCTGTGGATTGCGGAGATCAGTCGCCCAGCCGTCGGTTCATCAGCGCCTTGAGCATCTGCTCCCTGGTCTCGCGCATCTCGTCGCGCACCGACAGCATCATCTCGTCGATCCGGCGTTCCAGCCGCGTGATCACGTCGCCGGTAACGTAGGTCCGCGCGACCTCGATCTTGAAGGCGTTGAGCTGGTCCTTCACGCTGGAGACCTCGATCTTGACCGCCGCCATGTCGATGGTGAGCGGCGAGACGGCCGCCGTGGTGCCGGCCTTCGATCGGGCCTGGAGCCAGTCGATCCCCTTCACGATCGCCACGACGGCCAGCATGCAGCCGATGAGGCTTGCCCAGGTGATCGGACCAGGTGCGAGAAACGATGTGTCCATGATCCGAGCCCCCATGGGCATGGTGGCGCGCCGGCGGGGCCAGACGCGCGGGGAGCGTTACCGGCCGGCCTTGGGGGCAATCGCGGAGATGCCCTTCTCGACGGTGCGGGCGAGGATGAAGCCGCCGATCCCGATCGAGATCAGGTTCCAGAGGTTGTCCGGAGTCGCGGCCAGGGCGGCGACCACCTCTTTCTGCAGCCCGATCATCGGAGCGATCACGCCGACGTAGGTCACCATGAACAGGCCCCACACGACGACCATCGGCCGGGCGTTGCGGGTGAGCCAGCCCTCGGAGGCCGCGTCGCCCTTCATGACCTCGGCCATCGCCTGGTTCAGGGCCGACTGGTTCTCGAGCACCGCCTTCTGGAAGTCGGCCTGGACCTGCGCACGCTGGCCGGCGTCGGGAATGACCCTCTCCAGGGCGGGGCCGAGGAACTGCATGAGCATCGGAATGAGGGGGATCAGCGCGCCCATGGCTCAGGCTCCCTTCGTCATGTTGGTGCGGATGGTGGAGAGGAAGCGCGACCAGAAACCGGGCGCGGCCGCCGGCGTGGGCGCAGAAGAAAGCCCGCCGGTGGGGGCGGGCTTGGTGGCCGGCGGATTGTCACGAACCGGCGGTTTGGTATCACCCGCTGACACGGGGGCATCAGCGGGTGCAGTCATGCCCAGCGCCCCGGGCATCCGCGCACCGAGTAGCGGCATGCCGCCGGCGACGAGCGCGGCCTCGAACCGCCCGGCATAGCCGGCGATGGTCGCGGCCTTGTCGGTGCCGTTCACCGTGCGGCGGGCCCCTACGTAATCGCAGCGGTCTCCGGCGATATAGTCCTCGAGCGCCTTGCCGGTGAAGTCGCCCTTGATCGAGACGCCGCGCGTCACGCCCTCGACGAGTATGCGGCCCGAGACCGCCGGGTCGAGGGCGAGGTCGGGGTTGCCGGCCAGGTCGATGCCGAGGATTCGGCCCATCCGCAGATAGTTGTCCTCGTGCGTGAGCTGGACGTCGCCGCGGCCGTAGAACGACAGGCCGCGGGCGTTCGGGAGCGCGTAGTTCCGACTGATCCTGCCCTTGGCGTAGAGCGAGGCCACGGCGCGGCGGGCCGCGGCATCTGAGAGCGCGAAGCCTTCGCGGACCGGCTGCATCCGCTTCCCGGTCTCATGGAACGAGGTCGCCAGGATGTAGGCGAGATGCCGACGATCCAAGAGCAGGGCGTAGGCGAGGAAGGCGTCGAGCAGCCGCTCGATGCCGACGACCTGCGCCACCGAGAGCGAGCCGAACAGGGGGCGGATCGCGGCGAAGAACTTGGCGCGGTCGAGACGTGCGAACGCGCCCGGGTCCAACGGGGTCATGGCGGAGATCCTTGCGGGCATGAAAAAACCGCCCGGAGGCGGCGCGGATGGCGAACGGGTCGGGCGTCAGGTCGATCCGATCACACGCTGCGCAGGGTCAGATATTCGTCGAGGTTGGCGAGCATCGGCGCGTTACCGGTTGCGAGAAGGTCGATGTTGTACTTGCCCAGAAGATCGAGCTTGCCCCCGAGCGTGATGACGGAGCCGCCCATCTGGAACAGGTTGATCGACGCCGGAGCCGGCGCGTTGGCCGGCGCGACGCCGATGATGGGTGCCGCGTTGCCGATCCTGATCTTGGGCTTGAGGTCGACGCCCAGCGAGACGATGACGCGAACCCAGGCGCCGGCGGTGATCGGTCCCTGGACGGCGGCGTCGCCGTAGAGGTGACGCATCGTGTTGGTGCCGGTCTGCATCTGCACGCGGTTGGGCGTGCTGATGTACTGACCGCAGACCTGGTTGAACGCGGCGAAGTCGTCGATCCAGACGACCGCCACCCAGGAGTAGACCGCGGCCGGATTGAAGACGTAGCCCGACGCCGTGTAGAACGACGTGTCGGCGCGGACGAAGCGCCCGACGTTGCGCTTGAGCACGTCGTCGTAGACGACCGGTGCGCGCCGCGCCGCCGCCGCCTGGACCATCGGCACGCCACCGACCTTCCAGTTGGCGATCTCCTCGACGCGGCCGTCGGTCAGCTTGAGCGCCGCCGGGTTGTCGAAGCGCCAGAAGCCCACGCATTCGGGGCCCGTGAGAAGGGACTGGAAGTCCTTGATCTGATCGAGGCCATCGGCGTCCTCGAAAGCAAAGGCGATCTCATTGTAGTTCATCTGACGACCCTCAAACGACGAGTGTGGATTTGTAAGCGCACAGCCAAGTATCGACCGTCTCGCCGGCGAAGTAGCTGGAAGGCGGGCCGACGCGCTTGATGTTGCCCCAGGCGCCGGCATGGGTGCCGGGCGGGATGTCGAGGCGGCCGTAGAAGGCGTAGGAGACCTCGACCGTCGCACCGGAGGCCGGCATCGCGACGGGGATGATCCGCACGAGGTTCGCGCTGACGGTGACGCTGGCGATCGGCACGATCACGCCGTTGACCTTGAGCACGAAGCCCTTGTCGGGCGCGGCTTCGATCATGGCGGTGTCGACGGCCAGATCACCGAAGCCCGGCGGCCGGGTCACGGCCAGCGTGAAGCCACCGTTCTCGACCGCGATGGCGCTGATGCGGGCGCAGTCCCAGGCTTCGCCGAGGTCCAACACCTTGCGCTTGACCAGCCCCTCGAGCTCGCCGATCCGCGTGTAGCCGAGCCCGGTGTGATGGATGTTGTCGCGGAACGGGTACGGGTAACGCGGCCCGATCAGGTGGACGCGCGCCGCGTTGGTGACGGCGAACCGGACCTGGTCGAGGTAGGAGAGCTGCGCCTGCCCCTGCCCGATGCTGGCCGCCGTCTGATCGGTGAAGAAGTGCAGCGGCGTGCCGCCGGCGCCGTTGAGCGCGAGCGCGTCGTAGCCGGCGACCATCTCGGTCAGGCTCTGGAAATAGTCCTCGCCGCCGCCATCGACCGCGCCGCCGTGGGTGAAGCTCGTAGCCTCGAAGAACGGCGTCTTGCCGTAGCGGGCCGCCTGGATGCGGGCCGCCGCGTGCATGAGGATGCCCTGGGCCCAGGGGTCGGTGCCGGGCTTGAGCTGCTCCCAGGTGTAGCCGGGATAGCCGTGGCAGTATTCCAGCACCGGCATCTGCCGGGCGTTGTCGCGCCGGCGGAACCGGGCGAGCGCCTGCGCCGCCGCATAGCCGATGTTCGCCCCTCGCGACATGCTTAGGCCAGCGAGGTCGATGATTGCCGAGGTCTGGAACGCCGTGCCGATGGTCTGAATCGGCTCGATCTTCTGAGACGACCCGCCCATCCGACCGAGCGACATGGCCATGCGGGGCTCGCCGATATCGGCGACGGCCGCCGGGATGTCATCGGTGAGGGTCTCGGTGCGCCAGGACTGCCCGTAGCTGATGTGGATCGCCAGCCGCGAGGTCGTGTCGAGCAGGCTCGGCGAACCCGCGTACGCCGGCCGCATCACGTAGGGCATCGTGACGCCATCGGGCGTGGACTTGTAGCGGTAGAACTCCTTGTCCTTGACCACGTCCTGAACGGTGCCGGCGGCACCCAGGGCAATGACGGTGGTCTCCGGGAGGGTGGCCTCGCGCTGCGACGCGACCCAGCTCGGGGGGTCGATGCGGGCCTGCAGGCGCCCGCGATAGTTGATCGCGAGACCGACCCGGCCGTTCTTGTCGACAACCGTCCAGAGATGGCGCAGTCCGTACCGCTCCCAGAGCAGGGACGAGACCAGGAGGTTGGTGCGCGAGAAGGCGATGGCGCCGCGTTTGGTGATGCCGAGGGCGACGCGGCCGGCGCGGTCGCCCCAGACCTCGATGTAGTTCGTCATCGAGAGGCCGCGGACGAAATTCCGGCGGATCGTGACGGCGCCCCGCTTGCTGATACCGAGTGCGATGCGGCCGGCGCGGTCGCCCCAGACCTCGACGTAATCCGACAGGGCCAGGCCCCGGACCAGGTTGCGGCGGATCGCGACGGCGCCGGTCTTGGTGACGCCGAGCGGCACGCGCCCGAGCGAGTCCCGAGCCGCTGCCCACACAAACCCCTGCAGGCCGTTGAAGCGCCCGAGGATCCCCTGCATGTAGCGAGTGATGTCGTCGGTGATCGACTTGGTGAGGAGGACGTCCTTTGTCCGCTCGTCGAGCCCCGGCACCGTCGCCTTCGTCTTCAGGACCCACGCGCCGGCGCCCGAGGCTCCGGTCTTCGCGTAGTATCCGGCGTCCGGACCGAACATCACTTCGCCGACGGCGCCATCGGGGAAGTTGAGCGACGAGCCGAGCCCGCTGCCAACGACGCCGTCAACGTCGACGAGCGTGTCTCGTGTCACTCGGCCGATCGCGACGGCGTTCTGGGCCTGCGTGGCGGACGCGGCGGCGCTGTTGGCCCGCGCGGTCGCATCGCCGGCTTTCGTCGTGGCGATGGCGGCGGCGGCAACCGCGGTCCCGGCCTGCGCCACCGAAGTGGCGGCTTGCGCGGCTGCATCCGCGGCCTTCGTCGTCGCCGTGGCGGCGGCGAGTGTCGCTTCGTCGGACCGCGCCTGCGCCGAGGTCGCAGCGGCGATCGCGGCGGCCGTCTTGTCGAGGGTGACCTCGGCGGCCTCGACGACATCCTGGCGCAGATCGATCAGCCCGGGGATCTCGTCCAGGGTCGATGCGCCGGCCTGGACGCGCCAGGCGACGGTCGACCCATCGGCGAGCGTATCGAGGATGGTGTCGTAGTACCGCCCCTTGATCAGCCGACCGGGCTGGAGCGGCACGCCGCCGGCATCGACCCACGGCAGCGGTCCGAGCCCGTCGACGTTGAGCGTCGCGACAGCGGTGTTGTCGCGGTCGACCTGGATCATGAGGCGGAGGCCACGGCGCAGTTCCGTCAGGCCGCTCCCCGTCTGGACCACGTAGGCGTTAAGGGTGCCCGACGTGACGAGCACACCACTCAGGTCGTCGGCCAGGCGGCGCACGGCCGCCATGACCTCGCGCGTCGTGCCCGGGAATGAGCGCGCGGATGCGCCGTCCAACGCCGCGATGGCGGTCGCGATCGCACCGTTCTGCGCAGGCGTGCGCGACCAGCCGGGGACACCCATCGGCAGTACTCCAGAGTTCGATTGTCGAAGGGGGGTCGGGGCCGCTCAGGCCTTGATCGCGAAGACGACGACGAGGCCGGGGGGCATGTTCGGGTGGGCGGCGTTCTCGCCAGCCGCGGCGACGTTCACGCCGTGCGCGTGGTCGCCGACCGCCGTGATTACATGGGCATGCGTGCCCGATCCGGGGATCCCGTGGGCGTGATCGCCGCCGTTGTTGACCTGTACGCCGTGACCGTGTCCGCCCGAGGCTCCGATCGTGACGTCATGCCCATGGGCGGGGGAGTCGGTGCTCGTCGGGATAAACTGGGAGCCAGCCCCGGCCCTGACGCCGAAGGTGAGATTGGTCCCGTTGCCAAGGGCGAAGTTCACGCCCTCAACCGGGACGGAGTGGGCGTGACTAGTCCCAGGCGCTCCGGTCGTTCCAGTGTGAGGATGCGCGCCATCGGTGGTCGTCGAAGCGGTATGGTCGTGCGTTCCGGCGTTTTGGGTTGCCCCGCCGTGATTGTGCTCGCCGCCGCTTTGTGTTGCGCCGCCGTGGTCGTGCCCGCCGGCTCCGGTGGTAGAGGAGCCGTTGTGATTATGGCTCGGCAGTTGGGCCACGCTCAGAGCGACCGTCTCCGACCCGCCGGCGCTGCCGACCGCGCCGCCGAGGCCGCCTGCCCCACTAAGGCCGGGGCCGAACATCGCCCGGCCGTTGAGGTTCGGGACGTTGAACGTCGTCGTACCGTCGCCGGCGCCGTAGGTCGTGCCGATGACGGCGAACAGGGACGCATACGCGGTGCGAGACAGGGCCGCGCCGTCGCAGATGATCCACCCGAGCGGGATCGCGGCATAAGCCCCGAAGGGCGAGATGCGCCCCGACGGCTCAAAACCGGGCGTGAGAACGAAGTAGGCCTCCGAGTACGGAGAGCGCGCGATCCGATACATGATGTTCGGAGCGAGATCGCCCGGCGCGAGCTCGACGCCGCCCTGGCGCCTGAGGGGCTTGGCCACGCCGTCGATCGAGAGCGTGGCGGGCCCGTCGTTGGGCACGTCGACGCTGAACGCGAGGGTGAAGCCTCGGAGCAGGGAAGCGGCCGTCGCGCCCTGAAACGTGGACATCGCGTAGGCGTTGTTCGCTCCACGAAATGCGACGGAGACGCCGACCGTATCAAGATGCCAGCGCGCCAGAGCTCCCATCATCTCGCGCGCGGAGGCGTTGACGGACCCGGCCGCCTGGCCTTCCTGCCAATTGATCGGTGGCGCGGCCAGGTCGTTCGAGGTTGCGTCGATCGAGAAGTCCCACAGGCCGGTCATGGGCGAGCTCCGGAAGCGCGCAGGCCTCCGGCTCCGATGACGCCAGGGCGTCCGGATCGGGTCGTGCCGACGGCGATGGTGGTGCGGTTAAGGCGTCAGCGCCGGGCGGTCGGCAGCAGGCCGAAGAACTTCGAGGCGTCGAAGGCGGTGCGGCGCGGCGGTGATGCGGTGATGGGTGCTGGTGCGGCCTGTGCCGGCGCCGCCGGGGCACCGACCTGCGTCGCCAGCAGCCCCTTCAGGATGCCAGCATAGTCCGTGTCATCGGGGCGTTCCGGCGCCGGCGCGGCCGCCTCGAGCGCGGGCATCGAGGGCTCGATGGCCGTGTCGGACGCCACCGGCCCCGAAAGGCCGAAGCCCGCCCGCCCGATCCCGCCCTTGGCTGCGTCGGGCATCGCAGCGACGAACTCGCCGCCGAGGAAGGCCGCGGCCTTCGCTTGATGGCCGGACATCTGGTTGTTGACCTTGTCGGCCACGGTGCCGGGCGCGCCACCGTTGTTCGCGTCGCTGGCGTTGTAGCGCCCCACCCGACCGGCGTTCACGGCCGAGTAGAGGTCGATCAACCCCATGCCGGGCTTGAAGCCGGCGTCGACGAGATAATTGCCGGCCGCCTCGACCTGCGCCGCGACCGGCATGTCCTGGGTCACGCCGTATTTCTGGCGCTGCGGCTCGCCCCATTGGATGAGGCCGCGGTGCTCGCCCCACTGCGTCGTCGGCCCCTTTTTCCAGGGATCGAACGTGCCGCCGGTCTCGTAGGAGATCGTCGTGCCGAGATCGAGCGGACTGGCGCCGATCCGGCCGGCCGTCGCGAGGATGGCCGCGCGCATCTCGTCGGTCATCGCGTGCTCCGGACATGCAAAAGGCCGCCCTTGCGGAGCGGCCCTGAAGGTCCCGGCGCACGTCGCGGGACGTTGGTCTTGTGCGGCGGTTCGCCCGTCGGGTCAAGCGGCAGACGGCATAGGCGTGTTTCAGTTTGTAGTCTGCCCCCGCTTAAGCGGCGGTTATCGACACTTTGCGGAAGCTCAGAACGTCAGCTTCGGACTGCCAGGATGGCCGAGACGAATGGCACCGTCGGGTGGACTGGTGACGGACTGCATCTGAATGGCCGCCCGATTAAAGCGGATACCGCCGTCACGCCCCCCTTTCGATACAGCTTCGTCACAGCCGCTCGCACCATACCGCATGCGAGCCAAGGGAGTGGTATTCCTTCATTTGCGATGCGCGTAACCGGAGAACATAAGAATTCCTTCATGACTGAGTGGCGATACATGACAGAGCAGTAATAAAAGAAAAACAAGTTTTGGTTGTAGTGGTGGTTCATTGAGCGAAATGACCGAAGCTTCTACAATTTCTGATCTGTTTGGGGTAAGGTTCAGGACGCGGGCGACGAACCGCATCCTCGCCCTCTGCTTCATCGTTTTGTGTGGGCTTGGCCCTGTCGGTCTGTCGCTCAGCCCGCGGCAAGATGAGCCCGTCGCGATCCTGCGACTGAGACCGATCGAACTGCTGCCCACAGCGGTCGCGAACGCCGATGCTCGGATCGTGTGGATGTCGGCCCGGGGACATCTCCTAATTCTCGACTCCGCCCCGCCGGGCCTCGTGCGTGCGCTCTACCAAGAGGGCGCAACCCTGGTTGTTGCAGCCAACGCAGTGAGTAGCTGCTTGCCCCGCGCTTCCGCCAAACCGTCCATAACCGGGACCCTCCAACTATGACACCGCTCAGCAACCTCTCGGACCTGCGCCGCGCGTTCATGCCCGTACTGCTCGGCAGCCTGTGTCTACTGTATGCTGTTGCCGTTCTTACCGCGTGGGCTGCAGGCGCCAACCTTGTAGGCGTGGCCGTTTTCGGAGGCGCTCTGATCATCATTATTGGAGTGGTTGCACGTGTGAATGGGCCGGCTGCCATCACGCGTCAAATGTCGTCGGCAGCAGCCATGTCCCTCGTCGCCCTAGTGGTGTTCAGTGCCGCGGGCACGGACCTGCAGATCGACATGCACATGCTTTTCTTCGCCGCTCTCGCATTGGTGGCGGGCTGGGGCTGCTGGTCCTCGATCCTGGTGGCGACGGGCGTCGTCGCAGTCCACCACCTCGCGCTGAACGTCCTCTACCCGGCGGCTGTGTTCCCAGGCGGTGCCGACTACACCCGCGTCCTGATCCACGCCGTGATCCTCCTCGTCGAGGCTGGTGCGCTTATGCTGGCGGCCCATCAACTGGTTAAGGCGATGAACGCCTCCGAGGATGCGACGGCGGAAGCCATTCGTAGCGCCAACCTCGCCCGGAAGCTTGCTGCCGAACAGACGGCTGAGAGCGATTTCAAATTGCACAGGGCAGGCGCGCTGGCAGGATTGATGTCGGAGTTCGAGCTCAACGTCTCCGCACTTGTCCAAGGGCTCGCAGGCGCGGCCACCAAGATGGAGGCCACTGCGAACACCATGGCGGCTACGGCTACCGAGACCACACAGCAAACGGTCACCGCCGCGGACTCGGCACTCCAGACCTCCGCCAACGTGCAAACGGTTGCCGCTGCCAGCGAGGAAATGTCCGCATCCGTGCAGGAGATTGTCCAGCAGGTCGGCCGGTCAGCCGCGGTCGCCCAGCAGGGCGCCGATAAGGCGAAGCAAACGGACCTCACAGTCCAGAAATTAGCAATCAGCGCCGAGCGCATAAGCTCAGTCGTATCAGTGATCTCCGATATCGCGTCGCAGACCAATCTGTTGGCGCTCAACGCGACAATCGAGGCGGCGCGGGCCGGAGAGGCTGGACGGGGCTTTGCCATCGTAGCCGCGGAGGTAAAGAACTTGGCTGGTCAAACCACGAAGGCTACGGGCGAGATCGGTGAGCAGATCGCCGAGATCCAAGCTGCGACGCTGCAGGCAGTCTCGGACATCCGAGAAATGGAACGCGTAATCGGTGAGATCTCGAATACGTCCGTCGGGATTGCAGCCGCGATGGAGGAGCAGGGCGCCACGACACAGGAGATCGCGCGGAACGTGGCCCACGCCGCGCAAGGGACAGGCGCGGTCACGTCCGCGATCAGCAATGTGCGTAAAGGGGCAGGTCAGACGAGCGCGGCGGCGACACAGGTGCTTGGCGCGGCCAGGGAGCTTGCCCACCATGCTGAGAACCTGACCCAGGAGGTGTCGCGCTTCCTGGAGGGCGTGAAAGCCGCCTAGACCAAGGCAACTTCGGGTAGGTTGTGCCGCGACCTCGGAGGTTCGGGATTAACGCGAAGTTGCAGGCGAGATTACGGGAAGGACTGCTGCTTCTGAAGCAGACCGCCGGCAAATCTCAAACTGAGACACGACCACTGCGGGAGGTGTCTCGACCGCATCTTTCGCTGGGGCAGATCGCCATGTAGCTTCCGCATATGCACGACCGCTCCACCGTCATCCTCGCTTGGCTCGCCTTCACCGTCGTCATGCTGGTGATCGGATGGGTGCTGAAGCTCGTCGTGCCGCCCGCCCATGATTGGGCTGTGGCCAGCATCGGCCGCACCGGTGCGTGGGCGGTCTTCCTGGCCGTCATCCTGGCCTGCGCCGTGTTCGGCTACTGGCCACGCGACGCCGCCGGCCGCATGCGGCGCCTACCTACGCTCCGTTGACGGCTCGCGGACCGGTCCACCGCCACCGTTCGCCAGGGCGAGCAGGCGCCGGGTGAACAGCTCGGCGTTCTTGCTCCCGGCAGGGGAGCGCGAAAGCGCTCGCAGGTCCGGAAGGGCGCGCGGGTCGAACATCAACCGCGCGATCGCCTCGCCGTTGCCCAACATGCGGACGCGCAGCGCAGCGTCCCCGGCCCCACGCTTCAGGCCGACGATGGCGCCGCCGGCCGCTCCGCCGAACCCGCCGACCGTGGCCCCAGCCGCCGCGCCCGTCGCGACGTCCGAGACGGCCTGACCGATCGGGGTGCTGCCACTCGCGAACTGCTTTTTGATCGCCTCGTTGAAGGCGGTGTCCGACCCCTTCTGCGGGCGATAGCCGGTCGCCTCGAGGGTGGTCATCAGACGGTCGAGCCCGCCCCAGAGGGTGTCGCCCTCCGGTAGGGCCCGGATCGCGGCTTCGAGGTTATGGCGCTGCTGGCTGTTGCCCCGCACCGCCGACGCGAACCCCGCACCACCGTACTGCGCCGCCACGCCCTTCGACTGCTGCGTCGCTTCGTTGAAGACGGATTCGAGGTGGATGCGGGCGAGATCACGTGCGGCCGCCGGTCGGTTGCGGGCCAGGGCCGTCATCGCCGCCGAGACCTCGGCGTGGCTCCCGGGCTTCGGGTTGGGCGTGAAGACGGCCTGTATCGCGGCGTCGACGTCGGGCCGGGCGGCGATTCGCCCGAGCGGGGAGGCCTCCACCTTGGCGAGGGCGTCGCGCGTCCGGACCACGCCGTCGAGCCGGTGATAGACGTCCGGCATGTTCTCCAGGACGTCGGTGCTCTCGCGCAAGAGAGCACTGAGCTTGTCGGCATCCACGTTCCCGCGCCGGTCGGTGGCGGCGTCGAGGATGCGGGTGGCGACGTTGGCCTCGTAGGCCTGCCGCGCGGCCGGGGTGGCGTTGGCCAGGAACTCGCGCGCGGCGCTGGCGCCCTGCAGGTGGCTCGGAACCTGCTCGGTCGGGGTGGCCATGCGGCCGGTGGCCGGATCTTGCTGGACGACGCGGGCGAGCGGAGAGTTGCCCTCGAACGGCTCCAGCGAGCGCGAGTTCGCCGCGAAGTTCGCGTCGGCGGTGGCCACCTCCGGCACCGTCTTGAGCTGCCCATCGAGGGCCGAGCGCGCCGTCTGGAGATCGCGGACCTTGGTGCCGTCACCATCCCGCAGCGCGAGCTTGATGCCGGTGTCCAGGCGCTCGCGGGCGTGCAGCAGCCCTTCGACGGAGAGGTCGGTCTGCCCGTCCGGCCCGTAAAGGTCGCGGCGCGCCCGGGCGAGGGCATTCCTCACGTCGCCCTTGGCGGTGCGCATCTGGGCGCCGATGGCGTCGAGCGCCGCCTGCGGGTTCACCTGGCCGAACCGGACGTCCGGGATCTCCTCGCGGATCGTCGTGCCCTTCACCGTGGGCGGCGGCGCATCGCGCATCGCCATCACGACCTTCTCGTAGACGTCGAGCGAGTCGGCGCGGGGGTCGCGCATCATCTCGCCGAGGACGCGCGAGCGAATGTCGGGGTGGACGGTCTCCGGCCGGATGCCGGCATTGATCAGGTCGCGGTCGAGGAAGCCTTCCGCCGCCTCCGTGCTGCCGCGGTACTCGTCGGCCTGGCGCGTTGCCCGGACCCGCGCGGCCGAGGGCTCCTTGCCGATCTGGTACGACGGCACGCCCCGCTGTTCGTTTGTCAGCTTGCGCAACAGCTCGTCGCGGATGTCCCGGGCCGCGCCGCCATCGATGTCCGGCTTCAGGTAGCCGGCGCCGATCAGCTCCTCGCGCCAGAAATTGTCGATGCTCCTGCCGTCCGCGCGGGCGACATTGCCGACGCCGGGGATGTTCCAGCGCTGGAAGTCGTTGGCGCGTGCCTCGCCGCCGTCGAAGTTGATACCGCCCTTGCGCGCGATGTACCGGGCGAGGCTTTCGACCGGACCGTCCGCGGACGGGGCCGACGCGTTCATGCCGCCGAGGGGGCGAGGCGCGTCGGGGGTGAACTGCGGACGCTCCCAGGCCGTCGGGGTCACGATCGGCTCGCCGGGGCGCTCGACGGCGATGGTGCGCTCGATCCCGATGTTCTCCGGGGCCGCGCGCGCCGCCGCATAATCCGGATCGGCCTGCGCCTTGCGGGCGGCCTCGCGTGCATCTGCGACGCCGCGCATCTCGGGCTGGATCACGCGGCCGGCCTGGTCCGCCGTGAGACGCGGGCCGACCGCCTCACGTGCCTGCGCCAGCGCGATGCCCTCGGGCGTCTGCCTCACGCCAGCGCGCGCCGCGGACTGCAGGTCAATGCCGACGCCGGAGGGCGCCTGGTTCTGCGGTCCGATGCTGTCGAATGCCGAGCGGGCGACGTTGTCCACCGCCGCCGGCCGCGCCGCATAGAACTCGGCCGCGATGCGACCGCCCTCCCCGCCCGAGTTGGCGGCCACGCGCTCGAGCTGCAAGGCGCGAGTGGCCCTGCCGCCAGTCGCGGCGTTCAGGGCCTCGCCCACGGACAGCTCCGCCCCGCCGCCCGGTAGCGCCCTGCCCTGCTCGCGCAGGAACTGCGCCGAGACGAGGTCCTGCTCGGACATGCCGTGCGCCATCTCGCGCACTAGCCCCATGCCGGGGGCCTCGCCGCGCACCGCGGTGATCGCCTTGCCGATTAGGCGACCGGCGACTGGGCCGGCCGCGCCCAGGCCGGCGCCCATACCAGCCCCCCACCCTGTCGCATTGGCATCGGCATCGCTGCGCACCGCCGCGTCGGCACCGCCGAGGACAGCTCCGCTTGCCGTCGACGCTGCGGTGCGGGCGAGCAACGAGCCAGCGCCCGCCCCGAACGCGGCTGGCGCGGCCATGACGAGCGGGATCGTCCCGGCCACGCCGCCGGCGATCTCGCCGCCCGTCGTCGCCCAAGGGTTGGCCTTGGCCGTGGCCTCGCCGAACCGCTCCACCTTGCCCAGCTCATCCGAGAACGTCGTGTCGTTCTTGAGCGCGCGCACGGCGGCGGCCGCACGGTTCACGCCGGCGAGCAGGTACGGCCCGGCGACGGGTACGCCGTTGATGATGCCGCGGCCGATCGCGGCCGTGCCGTCGCCGGGCAACCCTGCCGTCGGCAGATCGCTCACCGTCGCGGGATCGGCGAACGGGTCGTGATCCACGGGCACCAGGCGCGGGCCAGCCGAGGCCGGTGCAGCATCCGCGAACGGGTCGTGATCGACCGGGACGAGCTTCATCAGCGCACCATGAGGAACTTGCCCGGCCGGGCGGGGTCGGGCGAGTACCAGTTGCCGTCCGGAGCCTGCCGAGCGCCCTGCGGCGGCTCTTTCGGGGGAGAGGCCGAGGCAGCAGACTGTGCCGCAGGGAACAATGGGTTGGACTCTGCAAACTGCGCCAGTTCATCGTCAAAGCCAGCGTCGAGCCGCCCGCCATTTCGTGCGGCATAGTCGCGAGACATCTTCGCGATCTGCTGCTGCCGCTGGGCGGCCGAGCGAAAGATGCCGATGAGCTGCCTATTACCCTCAGGGCTTTTCGCTAGGCCGGGACCTACGGTGGTGATGAAGCTCAAGTCGGCATTCGAGACACCGGCACCCAACGATCCACCGAGCTGATCGAGCAGATTTTGGTTTCCGAGAGACGAGAATACTTCAGCACCAGATGCCGCTTTTGCATCCTTGACGCCTAGAGCACCAAGGAATTGATTGGCGCGTTTTACGCTTTCCGCTCCAATGCCGGAGTAAAAATCGGGCGCTGACATTGCCTGTTCCATCAGAGCAAGCGAATTAAGCCTCGCTCCCGCACTTCTTCCGCCGCTCTGATAGTCGACAAATTGCTTTCCGTAGGCTTTTCCAATTTCGACGTCCTGAGCCTTTTCGGGGGCGCCGACGTTGACCTGCGTGTTGCCGCCGCCGATCGCCTCGGGGCCCTTGGCCGTCATCTTTGCCGGCGCGTTGGGGGCGAGGCCGTATTCGAGCCGCTCCGGCGCAGTGACCGGACGAACGGGCACACCAGCCGCGACGATCTTGACGTCGGTCGGGTCGGTCCGGCTGACCGCCGCCTTCGAGCCGTCGGGCAGGTCGGTGAGGGTGTACCGCTCCGCCTCGCTGGGGTCCTTCGCCGGCCCCAGCAGGTTGCCGGCCCCAGGCTTCTCTCCGGGCTTGAGCTCGTAGATGTTGCCGCCGATCGTGACCCGGCTCGCATCCTGTTTCATCTGGTTCAGGACGCTCTGCAGGACCGCCGGGCTCGACATGGCAGCGGTGGCCAGGTTCTCGTCGAGCCCCCTGCCGGTGAGCCAGGCCTTCGTCGCGTTCTGGCCCTGCGCTTCCTTCGCGAGCTTCGCCCGCTCGAGCCCAAGCTTCGTCTTGGCGAGATCCGTGGTCGCCCGCGTGGCGTCCGCGACCTGCGCGTTCTTCAGCCCGGCGGAGAGGCCGGCGCCGAACCCCGGCGTCGACATCAGGCCGGTCCCGATCCCGACGAGGAGGTCGCCGCCGCCGCGATCGGTGAAGCGCTGAAACGCATCCCCGAAGTTGAACCCGCTGTCGGCCGGATCGCCGCCCCCTCCCCCCGGTGCGGTGGAGGGTGTCGGAGTCATGGCCGGGGCTGGCATCGCGCCGGCGGCCGGCGCGCCCAAGCCGAGACCGAGCGGGCGGCGCGGCGGCATCGGCACGCTCATCGGCGCCGGCGGCGCCGTCGCGGCAGGCGCGACCGGGTCCGGCACGGGCTCGGCGCTCGCCACCGGCGCTTCCACGACGGCGCCGGACGTGCCCGCGAACCCTTGCGGCGCGCCCATGGGCATCCGGCCGAACAGGCGCATCAGGTCGTTGGGGTCGACCTGCGGCACCGCGCCGGAGCGGTTCAGGATTCCTGCGCTCATCGGGTGATCCTCAGGCCTACTTCATGAACTTCGACGCGGTCCCCGCGATGGCGAGGCCGCCGCCGAGCAGCTGCTGCAGGAGCGAGGGCTGCGGGATCTTCGTCTGCGACGTGCCGGTCGATGTGCTGCCGGCGCCGGCGACCGGGAGCGCGAGCTGCGCCAGGAGGCCGGCCTGGTTCCAGGGCTCCGCCTGCTGTTCGTTGAACACGTCCTGGTCCGCCGCGATCTCTTTCTGCCGCTCCTCGTCCTCGACGGCGCCGATGCCGGCGAGGGTCTGGCCCGGAGCCATGATGTCGGCCTGGACGCCGGCGATCTGGCCGAGGCCGGTCTGCGCCGCGGCGCGGTCGCCCTGCGCCGTCGAGAGCGCGGTGCCGAACTGCGAAAGGATCTGTCGGTTGTTGTCGCCCTCGAGCCCCGCCAGCGTCGTCGCGCCGGTGAGAGCCGCCGCAGCCGCGCCCGAGGCCAGCCCGGCGCCGGTGACGGCCTGGTTCGCGTTGCCGGTGCGCACGCCGTTGATCTCGCCCAGGAGACCGGAGCGGATGCCGGTCAGCGCATTGCCCGCCGCATCGATGGAGGTGGCCGCGTTGGCGATGCGCGCGCGCTCGGCGTCATAGTCGGAGTAGCGCAGGTCGAGCTCGGCGTTCGAGGCCGCCTCCGCCGTCGCGCCTGCGAACCGGCCCGAGCCGTACCGCCCCGAGGCCGCGAACTTCTGGCCCACCGAAGAGGTCGCCTTGGCCGTAGCCAGGTCGATCATGTCCTGGAGGTAGGGATTCGAACCGCCGAGGAACTTGCCGTCGGCGGTGTCCTGCAGCGAGCGTTCGGTCTGCGTGGTCCTGCCGACGTCGCCTAGCAGCCCCTGGTACCCGGTCTCGTCGAGGGCATAGTCGCCGCCCGTCAGCGCCTTGCCGACCGTGGCGGCCGCGCCGTTGGGGTCGCCCATACGGGCCGCGGCCGAGGCCACGCCGGACGTATCGACGCCCGGGACCTTCATGAGACCTGTGAGGGCGCCCTGCGTCGCGACGGTGGAGCCACCGTTCGAGAGGAGGTTCGACAGGAAGCCCGCGCCTGCCTGTGCCGTGCCGGCGGTGGCGCCTGCGGTGGCCTTCATCGCATCGAGGCCGGCCTTCGTCGTGTCGCCGAGCCCGGCGACGCGATCGCCGCCGTAGACCTGCGAGCCCACCCCGGAGTCGAAGGCCGCGGTTCCACGGTCAACGATCTTCTGCAGCGCCGGAACCGCCGGCGCGTAGGGGTCGGTCTTGGTGTTCGAGGTGGTGGTCTGCGTCTTCGATCCGCCGCCGCTCATGCCGCCACCTCAAGATGCTTCACGTAGTAGGCGTCGACCCGGTAGTCGGGGAGCAGAGCCGCCCAGCCGACACGACCGACGAACTCGACGCGGCTGCAGCCTGCGCGCACGGCGCCGGCCTCGATCTCCCGCATGATCTCTCGCCAGCGACGAACGCCCGTCCCTCCGGCCGCCAGGACGCAACAGGATCGGCCGCCGTCGGCGCGCTCGCGCACCTGCGTTACGCCGGCGCCGATCGGCGCGCCGGTGGCGTCGAGGATCAGCACCAGGAGGGCTTCCTCCCGGTCGACCAGGCCGCGCAGGTCGGCCAGGGAGAGGTCGCAGCCCGGCCGGGCGCAGGCGCGGGCGAGCCATGGGGCCGCGATCGCCCAGGCCGGAGCCAGGTCGACGTGATCGATCGAGCGCAGCTGCATCAGGGTCGCCGGATCTCGTAGCGGAACAGGCGGTCGGTCGCCGGCGAAGCGTCGTGCCCCCAGGTGAACGACCCGCGCGCGGTGGACTTCAGCCAGACGCGGGCGTCGGCCGCGCTCTGGGTCGTCGGGATCGGCGCGACGAGGGCGCCTTCGGTGCACAGCGAGTCGGCGACGGTCGTCTCGGTCACGTCGGAAGCCAGGGCGACGAGGGAGGCGCCGAGTGCGTTGGTGCCGCCGCGGGCGAGGTCGGAGAGGGCCTGGACGACCTTCTCCGGGTTGCTCTCGTTCTTGCCGGGGACGATCATCGCCTGCCCTCCGGCGTCGCATCCGGCTCGACGCCGGTCACGTAGCTCCACGCGGTACCGGCCGGGATGCGGGCCCGGACGCGGTGATACCGGGCCGAGGCGCGGCAGGGCGCGAACCGTTCGACGGTGGGCGCGGTCTCGGGCTTGAACCGGACCGGGTCGGCGGCGCGCAGCGTCTCGCGCACGCCGATCGCGACGCGCCAGTCGTCGGCGTCGGTATCGAGCCGCAATCCGCGCACGAAGGCCCTGTCCGGCCGCGCGATCATGGCGTCGGGCGTTTCGAGGATCGCCTCGAGCGCCGGGCCCTTCAGCAGCGCCAGCCGGTTGTCGGCGGTGACGAGGCCGAACGCGGGCGCGCCGCCGGCATAGGAGGGATCGTCGAGCGAGATCTGGCCCGGATCGTCGAGCGAGCCCGGGATGCTGTCGATCGACGTCGCCGGCGTCGCCGCCACGAGACCGAAGCGGATCGGCAGCTTCAGGAACGACCACCGGTCGAGGAGCCAGTCGTAGAGCAGGACCTCGTCGAGCAGGGTTCGGTCCGTGGTCGGAGCCGACCTGCTGCGATAGGCGAACATCACCCGTGGGCCGGTCACGTCCCGGATCGCGACGACGGAGGCCACCGCGTTCGGGTCGACCCGTTCGGCGAAGAACCGGTTGACTCGCTCGGCGCCGATCGCCGTCGAGCCGCCACCGGCGAAGACGTAGAAGCCATCGCGGTCGAGGAAGAACACCTTGGCGCCGACCTTGGCCAGCGACCAGGGCGCCACCGCGCCGCGGTTCTCCTCGTAGACGTCGAAATCGAAGACCTCGGCCGAACCCGGCACGAAGACCATGCGCCGGATGGTGCGTTCCTGGAACACGATCCCGAACTCGCCGCCGGCAAAGCCCGTGACCGCTCCGCCGTCGGGGAAGGGCTGTATGTCGCCCTCGCGGCCGTTGCTCAGGCCGAGCGGCCATGAATCGATGTTGCCGAGGTCCGACCACTGCACGGCGTTCGGGTCGGAGGCGAGACCGGCCAGCACCAGGAACTCGCCGACCACGCCGCAATGGCGGGCGCGGGGCGGCATGCCGCCGAGATCCGCGAATACCCGCCCGGAATCGACGTCGATCGCCTGCGCCCGCGTGCCGAGGCAGACCGCGACGAGGCGCGAGCCGTAGAGCGCGAACGACCAATAGTCGCCCGGCGGCACGGAGTAGACCGTGCCGGGCTTGGACACGTCGTCCCAGCCCGAGGTGCCGCCGTTGAACTTGTAGAGCTTGGTCTGCGTCGCGGCGAAGTAGATCGGGAACCCGAACGCCGGGCTGTTGACCTGGACGCCGCCCCGGCAGTCGGCCGGGAGCGGCAGCGAGATCGGCAGAGGCGAGAGCACCGGGCCATAGCCGTCGGCGCGCGGCGTCACGTTCGTGGCGACGCTCGAGACCGAGGCGTCCACCGACGCGACGTCGGGCGCGAAGGGAGCGAGCTTGACCAGCGCCGCCATCGGATCAGGTCATGTTCTTGGCGGCGGCCATGTCGGCGGCATCGTTGGCCGCGCGGGCCTGGCGCGTCCCGACCTTCTGAGAATCGGTCTGCCCGAAGATCGCGGCCAGACGCGAGTTCAGCAGGACCGACCACTGCGCCGACCGAACCTCGTCCTTCTGGAAGAGCATCGCCTCCCAGAGCGCGGCGTAGAGGTAGACCTCCGGCGCCTTGGTGATGAGCCAGTTGACCGGGGAGGCCACCGTCAGCGGCGGGATGCGCTCGTAATAGAACACCTCGAGCGACCCGGGCACGGCCGCGGCGATCCGCACCTTGCCCCCGAGCAGGGTGTAGAAGGACGGGACGCCGTTCGGCCGGTGGCGGTGGCGGAACTCGGGGCTATCGGGCTCGCGATAGTTCAGGAAGAGCGGTCGCTGGGTCGACGGAGCGACCGGGTACCAGCGCACCGAGATCCAGTCGATGAAATCGGCCGGCAGGGCGACGCCGCCGCTCGCGTCCAGGACGGTCGGGCCGACCGAGGCGTGCATGTCCACGACCTTGAGGTCGGTGTTGAACCGCCCCTCCGCCTGCTGAACGAACAGCGGCGCGAAAGCCTGAAGATCGTCGCGGGCGAGATAGGCCTCGAGCGCGGCGAGCAGGCTGGGATAGTCGGTGATCGGGGCGAGGTCGGCCATCGGGGTGGGCTCCGGGTCAGACGGTGTAGGCCATGACCTGGCCAGAGGAAGCGATGACGTTGGACCGGCCGCGCAGCGCGTTGCGCTCGTCGGTCACGATGCTCGCCTGCATCGTGGCGAAGGCCGGGTCGCGCAGGGCGTTGAGGGCGAGATGCCACTTGGCGCGCGCCGCGATCAGCCCGGAGGCCTCGTCGACCCAGGCGTTGGTGGCGTCGCGGTCCTGCAGCGGCGGAAGGCGGATGTGCGCGGAAAGGCGGACCGTCCATTCTCCGGACGGGATCGGCCACAGCCGCAGCGAGCGGTCGAAGTAGGAGTACGCGCAGGGGCGCGAGCCCGAGGCCGGATCGTCCCAGGCTTCGACCTGCGCCTCGGCGATGCGCTGGAGGGTGGTGACCTGGTCGCCCTCGAGGAGCACGGCACTGTCGATCGCCATGAGCTCGGGGATCTCGGCCGTGTCGCCGGCCCCGTAGACGTCGACGCCCGGCAGGGTCTGGAACGTCAGGATCCGCTCGTTGAAGAAGAACCGCTCGGTCTCGAAATGGCGGATCGCGCGCTGGACCGCCGTCGCGACCTGCGCCGAGAGGTCGGCGCGCGCGATATCGTCCTCGATCTCGTTGAGGAGGTCGCCGAGCGTCGGCGCGCCTTGGGCGTTCGGCATGGATCGGGGCCCTCGGCTCGTCGTATCGGCAGGGACGAAGGCCCGGAAAGTTTCCGGACCCTCGCTGTCGTGCGACGGATCAGCCGTCGTTATTGGGCACGTAGAGGAAGACGATCGTGGCGACGCCGGCGACCGGGCCGCCGGTGATGTTACCGTAGAGCACGGTGTCGCCGGCGAGGCGGCCCTTGAGGGTCGCGGTATCCGGACGCTTGGCGCCGGCGGCGGTGGCAGCCGAATCCGCGGCGGCGACGAGGTCGGTACCGGCCGGCGTGGTGCCGACGGTCAGGGTGGCGCCGGCCGAGAAGGCGGTCTCGATCAGCACCAGGGTGCTGACGATGAGACTGCCCTCGGGGAGCGAGGCCGTGAAGGCGAAGGCGCCCTCGGCGAAGGTGACGGTCCGGCGGACGGTGTGCGCCATCTGCTCACGGACTTCGCGAGTCGACGGCCGCACGGGGGCGACGTTGGTGGCCATGTCGGGCCCTTTCAGGATCAGGATGAGGAACGGACGAAGCGCGGGACCGGCTCGGCCCCGCGCGGAGGTTCAGGTCAGATCGCGTCAGGCGACCGGGGCGGCGTAGGTCGGCACCACGATCGTGCCGAAGTCGTCGCCGTTGAAGGTCGTCTTCTTCAGGCCCCAGATTGCCCAGGCCGAGACCTCGAGGTTGCGCTTGTGGTCGAGGAGCTCCTCGTTCCAGCGGTAGCGGGTCTCGCCGCCGGCCTTGCCGTAGGCGATGGTCGCGGCCTGGGCACCGAGCAGCACGGCGCGGCGGGTGTTGGGCACCGCGGTCTTGCCGTCGGCGGACACGCCCCGGGTCACGTCCTGCGCCTCGCGGAGCACGACGCCGTTGTACTCGCCGAGCGCGCCCGAGAAGATCGGGGACTTGCTCGATTCCATGCCGGCCATGGCGGCCTTCTGGATGTCGAGCCACTGGCCGGACGCGGTGTTGGTGCGCAGCGAGGTGACCTGCGTCGAATGCAGGTACATCACGTAGACCTTGCGGCCGCCGACCACGATGGGGCGGATCATGATCTTGCCGGTGGAGCCGCCGGTCTTGGCCAGCTCGACGGCCTTGTCGATCAGGTCCAGGGTCATGAAGTCGCCCGTGACCAGCGCCGTGTCGTTGGCGCGGGCGTTGGGGCGGAAGATGCGGCCGGCCGAGGGCGCGGTGACGGCGTTGTTGGCGCTGTACTTCTTCGCGTTGGTCCCGAGCGCGTTCACGGGGGTGAAGCCGCACACGTGGGCGAAGAAGGATTTCGTCTTGCGGGTCTGGAACCAGTCGGCGAGGCCGCCGCGGGCCTGTTCGCGCAGGTTGAACGGCACCCGCTGCTGGTCGATCGTGTTCTCGGACTTGACGCCGACGACGTGCCCGAGCTCGTCGATGGTGACCTTGTCGGAGTTGGTGCCGAGCTGCTCGCCGTTGCCCTCGGCGACATCCGAGGAGCTGAAGCCGTCGCCGACGAGCTGCATGCGCAGGCCGAAGGTGACCTGGTCGCCGTTGCCCTTCTTGGTCTCGGTCTTCTCCTGGATGATCGCGCCGTCGCCCTCGCCGATCAGGGGATCGATATCGATGGATTTGTTGGCTTCGACCGCGAGCTTCTTCGACCACAGCTTGATGGCCATGGCATCGTTGGCGCCATATGCGGTGTAGGACATGGGGTGCCTCTGGGGCTTGGGATTCCGTGGGGAGGGTTCGTGCCGCGTGCGTCGCGGGCGGACGGAAGCCGGGCCCCATGTGCCGTTGGGGACGGTGGTCGGACGGGATCCGTGACGGGGATCGGGCGAGGGCTCTGACGCGGCTGCGCGGATCGCGTGACGGGCGATCAGGCGGACGGACATGCGCGGGTGCGCCATGGACCGCGGGAGGCGGATGGCGTGTCGAGCAGGTCCGGAAGACTGGGATGGGCGCGGACGGGGCCGATCGGCCCGCACGTCTCGCGACGCGTAGTCAATGCAGGAGGTTGGCCCGTCGGGTCAAGGGGGAGCGCGAGCTAGTAGTGATTTAATTCGGAAGCGAACCGCAAGCTGCATAAAGCTTGAAATGTGCCGCTCGGATGACCTGGGGAAAATGGCCCGTCTTCAGACTCTCTTCGGCAGGATCTCTGAGCCGAATTAATCTGCGATAATTATATCGGCAGTGCTCCGGTTACAGGTGCGGATTGCCGGGAGAGCCTCGCGCTTCGGCATGTAATCCAAGGCGGAGCCATCATGGCATCAGACGTCGAGCACCCCCTGCTGCCACTCATCCGCAAGTTGGAGAGCCTTACCACCCTCTCGGACGAGGAGCGGGCTGCCATCGAAAGTCTACCCGTCAAGGTGCAAGCGCTGCGGGCACAATGGGACATCGTGCGCGATGGCGACGCTTCTTCTCATTGCTGCCTCATCCTCGAAGGGTGGCTCTGTCGCTACAAGATCATCAGCGAAGGCAAACGGCAGATCTTCTCGTTCCACATCGCCGGCGATATTCCTGACCTGCAGAGCCTGCACATCCCGGTCATGGACCACAACCTCGCCACGCTGACGGCCGCCACCGTCGCCTTCATCCCGCACGCGGCCATGCACGACCTCACGACCCGCTTTCCAAGCATCGCTGCGAAGTTCTGGCGTGACACCCTCGTGGACGCGGCCATCTTCCGCGAGTGGCTGGTATGCATGGGCCGGCGCTCGGCCTTCGATCACTTGGCGCACCTATTCTGTGAACTGTACTTCAAGCAGGAAGCCATTGGTCTTGCCGATGACTATTGCTGCCCCTTACCGATTACGCAAGTCGATCTCGCCGATGCAACCGGCCTGTCTAACGTACATGTCAATCGCGTACTGATGACAATGCGCGGCATGGGTATGATCACCTTACGAAGCAACACACTGATCATCAAGGCCTGGGATGAGCTTCTCCAGGCTGCAGAATTCGACGCTTCTTATCTACACCTGCGAAAGCGCATTGCGAAATGAGCCTGCATTTCCAGCCGATCCACCTCTCCGACACGGAGCGCCAGATCCTGTTCGTCGACGGCGGTGTCGTTGCGGTATTGGTCCGCCTGTCGGACGCGCATGGAGACGAGGCCGGAAGGTGGTCTCTGGAAGCGGGCTTCGGCCGTGTCGGCGACCCCAACCCACCGACGTTCGAAAGTCTTGACGAAGCACAGGCTTGGATCAAAGGACAGATTGGATAGCGCTGGCGGCGCGTTGGCGTCGTGGACGATCTAGGCCGTGATCATCGGCCCCAACACGGTCTTAGCCTCCCATGAGAGCACGCACGCCGAGTTGGCGGTCGCGTACCGCTCGAACTCGGCCTCGCTCATGCTGGCCAGCATATCGAGGGTAACCTCGCTAGCCGGGGTACCGCCGGCGGCCTAACTGGAAAACTCGGATGGGCGGGGACGGGGCCGACCGGCCCGCACGTCTCGCGACGCGTAGTCAATGCAGGAGGTTCGCCCGTCGGGTCAAGGGAGTCAGGCGCGGCGGCAATGACTTAACTCAAAAGCTGGATGCAATCTATAATTGCTATATATAAAAAGATATTCGGTCGATCACATTTTAAATTAGGAATATTTCATAAAGCTGCTTTATGACGGCTTTTATCGTCAGCGGTCCCGTCACAGGTGCTGATGCCTGGGAGAGCCGCGCGCTTCCGCCTGCAACACAAGGCGAAGCCATCATGGCGTCGAACATCACTCATCCCCTGTTGCCGCTCATCCGCAAGTTGGAGAGCATCACCACCATCTCGGACGAGGAGCGGGCAGCCATCGAGAGCCTGCCTGTTAGAATGCAGGCGTTTCAGCCACGCCAGGACGTCGTAAGCGAAGGCGACAAGCCCTCACACTGCTGCCTCGTCCTCGAAGGCTGGCTCTGCAGATACAAAATCATCAGCGCAGGCAAGCGCCAGATTTTTTCGTTCCACATTGCCGGCGATATCCCCGACCTGCAGAGCTTGCACATCCCGGTCATGGATCACAGCCTCGCCACGCTCACGGCCGCCACCGTCGCTTTCATCCCGCATGCGGCCATGCACGATCTCACGACCCGCTTTCCCAACATCGCAGCGAAGTTCTGGCGGGACACCCTCGTGGAGGCGGGCATCTTTCGCGAGTGGATACTCTGCATGGGCCGTCGCTCGGCCTTCGATCACTTGGCGCACCTATTTTGCGAGCTGTACTTCAAGCAAGAAGCCGTTGGTCTTGCTGATAGCTATCGCTGTCCCTTGCCGGTCACGCAGCTCGACCTTGGCGATGCGACCGGCCTGTCAAATGTGCACGTCAACCGCGTCATTCAGGAGATGCGCGCTAAAGGCATGATTACCCTGCGCAAAAACACCCTGGTCATCGAGGCCTGGGACGAGCTTCTTCAGGCTGCAGAGTTCGATGCTTCTTATCTGCACCTGCGAAAGCGAATTGCGTTGTGAGCCTGCACATTCTGTCGCCGATCTTGATTGCTTTGCTAGGAGGATTTGGACGTCGCTCAAGCGCCACCCGGGCTTGGTTATACAGTTCCCGCCTGGATACGGCAAAAAAGAATTATTAAGTGTCTCTAAATTTAAACAAAAGTTCCAGTAGGCATATTTTGCGGTATCGCTACAATTCATTCAGAGAAATTTGAGATTCAGCGCTTAGAAAGCGAGGGCTCGTATAACTTTAGACCACGTAGAGCGGCTCCTTTAAAGAGGCCGATCACATATGAGGGCCGAACAGGCCGGGAACTAGATCCTAATGTTGGCGCTGGTACTCGACGATTCTGAAATGAATAACCTCCTAATGGTTGCGGCCTTGCAGCCACTTGCGGAATGCTGGCCTCGTGATTTTACCTTACCAATGGAAGCGCTCGCGTTCGCAAAAGAGAATGCAGCCGATATTGGGATCGTGATAACCGACTATGAGATGCCGGGCATGAATGGCATCGAGTTCATCCAGGCGGTTCGGTGCATTCCCAGCCTTGCGAACGTTCCTGCTGTCATGGTTACTGCATTTGATCAACGCGGACTACGCCGTGAAGCACTGGAGGCAGGCGCGACGGATTTCCTGGGCAAGCCTGTGGACCCGTTCGAAATTCGTGCTCGGGTTACGAATTTACTTGCTCTTTCCAACGCGCTTAGGGTTCATCAAGAACATGCCGTTCAACTCGTTCGCGATGTCGCCGCTGCTGTAGCCTTGGTTGAGGAGCGAGAGCGTGAGATTATCTCAACGCTGATGCGTGCAGCGGAGAATCGGGATACAGAGACTGGCGATCATATCGCCAGGGTCTCAGCGTACACCGGGATGATTGCCCAGGCGCTAGGCTTTACCTCTGATGAATGCCGGCTGTTGAGTCTGTCTGCCGCTATGCATGATGTTGGTAAAATCGCTCTTCCAGATGCCATACTACTTAAACCGGGGCCCCTTACGCCTGAGGAGCGCCTGCTTATGGAACAACATGCTGAAAGAGGTAAGCGCATTCTGGGTGGGAGTGCATCACCTGTTATGCAGCTCGCGGCCGAAATTGCTGCAAGCCACCACGAACGGTGGGACGGCAACGGATACCCGTACGGTTTAAAAGGTATTGCTATACCATTGTCCGGGCGGATAGTAGCTGTAGCAGACGTTTTCGATGCACTTACGACCGAGCGACCCTATAAGCAGGCTTGGTTGCCTGAAAGAGCTCACGCACATTTAGTGGCTAACGCAGGGACACATTTTGATCCGACGGTTGTAAATGCTTTCCTGAGCCGCTGGTCTCAAGTGCAGGCTTCACTTCTATTACCGAAGCATAGTTCGCCCGAGTGCGCCGCAGCTTAGGCTCTCCAGTGAACTGCCTATGTAATGATTCCTGGCGAAATGGAACAGCGACTTATTTAGCCGCCACGCCAACGATACCATTTCGCCAAAATACAGTCGACTGTTGGCAGTATTTTTAACGAGAGGCGCTGGCTCATACTGAGCGCCGTTCCTCATCCATTCCTAAGGACCGAGCCAAGAGATCTCTTGCCCGGCTGACCCGGCTTTTCATTGTACCAACCTGACAGCCTACAAGGTTGGCTGCATCTTCGTAAGTCATGCCTTGAGCTGCCACGAGAACAAGGGCCTCACGCTGACGAGGTGGTAGCTTATCTATATAATTCCATACTATCTGCAAATCGACACAGTACTCTTGGTCTGCCAGCGCAGTCATCTGGTTTGCTTTCTCTCCCTCTACGTCCTCGAATTCACGCCTGCGCTTCCGGCATTCGGTATAAAAATGGTTGCGTAGGATCGTGTAAAGCCAGGCTTTAAAGTTGGTGCCAACTTGAAAGCGATGTTGGTTCGCCCAGGCTTTAACCATTGTCTCCTGTACAAGATCGTCAGCTAATGCCGAACTGTTGGCTAGCGACATCGCAAAGGCTCGTAATCCGGAAATCTCGGCCAGCAAATCATTTCGAAATGTTTCAGCACTAAAGTTATCCCGCGAACTCAACACGGATTCGAGCTGCGCTATGAGATCAAGCAGTTGAGTTGGTGGTCGCTCTGCCAAGACATAGTTGTAAAATGTTCGCATCTCAGAACCGAGATGTTCACGGATATTTGAAGGCAGCTCAACCTGGGAGTTTAATGCGCGAAGTGATGCTAGAACTACTGCCTGCAGAGGTGCTGGCATAGTGGAGCTGCTGTCTTCAATCATGTGCCTGTCCTGCTTCCTCCCGCGTCCGCTGAGTTAAGAGCGGCCTGGAGAACAGCGCGGGATCCTAAAACGGACAGATGCTGAACGCGAGCTAACAAACGTTTGCGACGTTCTCAGAAACAAACCTGTAAGCACAGGATGCAAATTCTACGCTGGCGTGTTAAAGCATTAGCAGAACAACTTTTTTGCCGTCGACTGCGTTCAACCGAAGGAAAACCGTATCGCCGCCGTTGGTTGTCTCACTGCTCATGAAGGTAGCCATCGACAGCACGACTGGGCTGGTAAATCCCGACACTCACAGCTCCGAATGACGCCCTTCCGCGCGCCTCAGATATGCTTCAAAGCCTTTAACCTAGGATTTGGCGCGGCTTGGTTTAGCCTCCCATCAGCGCGCGCACCCGCGCCGGGTTGGCGGTCGCGTACTTCTCGAATTCGGCCTCGCTCATGCTGGCCAGCATATCCATGGTGACCTCGCTAGCCGGGGCGCCACCGGCGGCCGAGAGCGACTTCGCCGCGGTCTGGCCGGCCGAGATGCGCGCCATCCTCTCGGCCTGGGTCTCGGCGGGCGCGGCGGGCTTGGCCGGTTCCGCCGCCTTCGGCATGAAGCCGCGCGCCTGGGCGATCTTGTAGATGTGCTCGGCCGGCGACTTGCCCGCCTTGATCGCCGCCTTCACCAGCCCGGCCTCCTCGGCCGCGACCTCGCGCATCGCGGTCGCTTCGTCGACGCCGTAGAGCTTGAGCTCGGCGACGCGCGAGCCGATCAGGTGGTTGTAGGCGTCCGCGAAGGCCGGCTCGGTCGCCATGTAGCGCTGCGCATCGCTGGCGTAGCTCGTCATCGCCGAGGCGTGCTCTTCACGCTCCTGCGCCTGCGCCCGTTCGGCCTTCTGCGCCTCGGTGAGCTGGGTCTGGCTGGTGCGCAGCGCCTCGACCTCGGACTTCAGCTGCTCGTAGGCGCCGAAGATGTCCTCGTTCGGGTCGATCACCTTGGGCGGCTCGGCGGCGGCCGGCGTCGCGGCTGGGCGCTGCATCGCCTCGCTCAGGAGCTTCAGGCGCTCGTCACCGCGCGCGAACTTCTCGCGCAGTTCGGTGAGCGCGGCCTCCGCAGCGGTGGCGCGGGCGGCCTCGGCCTTGCGGCGCTCGCGCTCCTGGTGGAACGCGCCATGGCGTACGAACCGGCCCTTGTTCGCCTCCGCATCGTCGACGTCGGCAGCATCGGGATCTACCACCTCGCCCGGTGCGGCAGGTTCGCCAGCAGGCGCAGCAGCGGCCGGGGCGGCGGAAACGGTGCTCGCCTCGCCCGCGGGGGGCTCGACGCCGCCTGTGCCCGCGTCAACGCCATCGTCGGCGGCATAGGCGTCGAAGGCGGCCTGCTCTTCGGCCGTGAAGGCGTCGCCGCCCGACGAGAGATCGTGGTCGTCCATGCTGTCCTCGTGACGTGAAGGATACGGATGCCGGCGTGCGCCGCCGGCGGGCGGAAGGGGTTCAGGCGGCCGCGCTCATCGGCGGGCCGGCCTGCATCGTCAGCTGCGCGATCGCCGCCTCGACGCCGTCGCGCTCGGCCCCGGCGCCTTCACGGGCGGCCTTGGCGTTCTTCAGGTTGGCGCCGGCGGTCAGGTCCTGGATCTTGGCCATCGCGGTCTGCATCGCGACGCCGGCCTGTGCCTGCGCCTCCGGGGTTGACCCGCCGGCCTGGGAGAGCAGGTCGCGCATCTTGGCGACGAAGCTGTCGGGGAACGGCGAGTAGGGCAGGATCTCGAAGAGGACCTGCGGGGTAATCATGTCCTTGATGACCGGGAAGACGCTGGTGAACGTCGACCAGATCACTTCCTTCTGGTTCGGGCTCGCCGGCGCGTCGTCGATGATGACGTCGTACTCGCCCATGGTGCTGTCGCGCAGCAGCGGCACAACCCGCTTGGCGCCATCGCCGGCGATGCGCACCAGGCGGCCGTCCGAGAGGTAGGTCTGGATGAAGTAGAGCCGGACCCGGCCGATGTGCTTGCGCGCGCGGCGGAGCGCATCGAACAGGGTGGCGAGGATCGTCATCGCGGCCTGCTTGCGCTGGTACTCCAGCACGCCGGCCTGCTCCTGCTGCTTCTGGCCGAGCAGCTCGAGGTTCACGCCCGAGGAATCGCGGATCGACATGATCGCGAACTCCATGAGCTGGTAGTGCCCGGCCGGGAGCTGCGGCAGGGGCTTTTCCTTCATGCGCCCGCCCATCAGGGCGCCGTCGTTGACCCAGGAAATGCCGCCGGGCTTGGCGTAGCTGCGCTCGAACGCGGCTTGGTCCGGAACGGCACCCTTCTCCATCATCATGCCGCCCTTGGCCTGGCGGTTGAGCATGTCGAGGGTCTGCGACAGCCATTTGTTGGCGTACCGCTGCGGGTCCTTCATGGCCCGGATGATGCCGAACCAGGTGCCCTTGTTGTGGTCGCGGTCGCCAGTCAGGCAGGCGTAGGAGAACTGGTCGCCGGCCGGGGCCGGCCCGACTTCGAGGACGGTGGCGCCGATGAAGGCCCGGCGATAGACGCGCTTGGTCACCCGGTACGTCTGCATCGTGATGCCGACCGTCGCGGCGCGGGAGAGCAGGGTCGCGGCCTTGGCCTCGTCCATCTCCGTCGGCTCGCGCGTCGTCGGGTCGATGACCATCACGACGCGCTTGCGCTCCCACCACTGGCATTCGACGATCGTGACCTTGCCCGAGCCGGCATCGCGATCGAGACCGCGATCGGCGCGGGACTCGCCCGGTGCGATCTTGTCGTGGGCGTCGTCGTCGCGGTTCTCGGCCCAGGCCGCGTCGAGCTCGGTCGGTTCTGCGTCGGGGAACAGCCCCTCGGCCTCGACCCGGTCCATCGTCTTGGCCCGGAACAGGCGGCGGCCGTCGGCGAGGTTGCGCTTGCGGGCGCTCGAGTCCCAGATCATCTCGAGGGGGTCGACCCGGTCCTCGACGTAGGCGCCGTCCGGGTTGGTCTCGTAGTCGAGACGCATCTCGACCCAGCCCATCCCGGTGATCGCGCAGTCGACGAAGGCGTCGCTCTCCTCGTCCTCGGCCTGCGCCTCGTCGGCGAGGTAGCGGCCGGCCTCGGTCAGCAGCTCGTTCTTGGCTGCGTCGCCGATCTCGCGGGGCAGATACTGGATGTCCTGGCGGCTGTTGACCTCCGAGCCGGCCACGGCCTTGATCACCGGCAGCATGCGATTGAACGTGATCGGCGGCCGGCCCTGCTCCTTGAGCACGGCCTCGTCCTCGGTCGACCACTGCCGACCGGCGACCATGTCGTAGTCCTCGCGCGCCTCCTTGCGCCAGATCGCCGATGCGTCCCGGTCGATGCGGTACCAGGCCTTCAGCCTGCGGACCAAGGCATCGCGGTCCATGGCCTCGCGCTTGTCGGCGCCGGGCGCGCCGGCATCGTCGTCGATGTCGTTCATGCCGGTTCCGTGATGTGCGAGGGGTAAAGCCGAACGGGGTCGGGCCGAGATGTGCATGGGTGCCGTCAGACGGGTCAGGTCGACCATCCCGACCCGGACGGCTCGTGGCGCTCGCGGCGGCGGCGGGCGTAGACGTCGTTGGGGCCGGACGGCGGCGGGGCGTCCTCGCGCGGCTCGGCGATCCCGACCGCGAAGTAGCGGAAGGCGTCGGCGCCGTGGCTGGCCCAATCGTGGAGCGGGGTCTTCGAGAACCGCTGCGTGTCGGGGTCAACCTCGTAGCGATAGTTCCGCAGCGCCTGCAGGCCGTCGGCACAGCGGTCCTCGTCGAACCAGCAGCGGTCGAAGATCTGGCGCGCCGCATCGATGCCGGCGGCGACCGGCAGCTTCGGTGTGATCCGGACGTTGTGCCCGGCGGCCCACATCTGTTGCTCGATGGTCCGCTCGGAGGCGAGCAACTCGTTCCGGGCGTCGTGCGGGAGCCAGTGCTCCCCGTAGACGTAGCCCGGAGCCTCACCCTCCGGCTCGGAGCGAGCCTTCAGGACGTCGAGATAGTGCGTCAGCGCGTGGCCGCGGTTCTCGTAGTAATCGATCAGCCGGAACTCGAAGCCGACGATCTGGGCGAACCAGATCGAGGTCTTGTCCGCCCGGCCCAGATCCCAGAACGTGTGCACGGGCTTCGACGGGTCGTAATGGACCTTCGTGAAGCGCCCGACCCGCGTTGCCGCCAGGATCTCGTTGGCGTAGATCGCGCCGTCGAGGACCTGCTTGCAGTTGCCACCCCAGACCGTCTCGTAGGCGATCGGGTCGCGTTCCTTCAGGTCGAGTGCTTCCTGACGCAGGACCTCCGGGAACCACGGATTGTCCTCCCATCCGATCTTGACGACCTGCGCGCCAGTCGGCGGGCGCTTCACGAACCGCTGATAGGTCTCGTCGCCCTCGAGCTCGGTGTTGAAGCTGACCCAGATCTCCGAGCCGGGCTTGCGGATCGTCGGGATCAGCACGTCCCAGGACGATTTCGAGACGGTACGGGCCTCCTCGACCCAGCATACGTCGACGCCTTCGGTCGACTTCACCGACGCCACGTTGTGCCGGAGCCCCTTGAAGATGAACTCGGTCCCCGTGGTCCCGTAGATGCGCTTTTCCTGGATCTCGTAGAAGCGCGAGAGCCCGAGGAGGTCGATCTGCTGCGCCAGGAGGGCGTGAGCCGATTCCGCGATCGAGTTCTGGAACTCGCGGGCGCACAGCACGCGGAGTGGACGCTGTGCCCCGAGGATCAGGAGGGCTCGCCCGAAGCCCCAGGACTTGGCGCCGCCGCGGCCGCCGTAGGCAATCTTGTACCGAGCCGGCTCGAACAGGAACGCGAGCTTCTCGGGGAACTCGATCGTCATCAGGGGATGGCGGGCGGCCGGATGAACTTCACGGTCAGACCGACCGGGATCTCGCCGCCCTCGCCGTCGCCGTCGACCGGCTGGCTGGGCTTGCCGTAGCCACGATCGAGGATCGCCGAGGCGGCCGAGACCCTGGCGGCCTCGCTCGTACCGCCGACCGCGATGTCGATCAGGACCTGCAAGGCAGCTTCGGTGTGCTCCCGCGCGGCGTCACGGACGCGTGCGGAGGCCTTCGGGCGGCCGCCGGGGTTGCCGCTCTGGCCGGGCTGGAAAGGCATTGCTTGGGGTCCTGATCTCAGCTGGGCTTGCGCCGCTCGCAGCGGACCATGACGTAGCGGCGATCCTCGCGGCGCACGTCGAGGGCAGAGGCGCCGACGAGCTCACCCGCCTTGATGCATTCCATCGGCAGGGCGGCGGGCTGCATGACGACGTCGAGCGCCGTGTCGCGCGTGCAGTCGGCCGGGCTGATCGTTGACGCACAGACCAGGATTACGGCGAGGAGCTGCATCACGTAGCTCCCTGTTCGACGCCGAAGCACCGGCGGGCCTCGTCGGCCGAGAGCTTCGCGGGGTCCGGTCCCGTGACACCGAGCGAGTCCTCGCCGGCGCTGATCTCGCCGCCCAAGACGTTGACGCGCATCCGTCGCCTGGCCGTTGGACTGGCGACGATCGCCGAGCCCGGGACCGGCCGCAGAACGCTCTCCGGGCAGCGGTAGACCGCTTCGTCATCGTGATCGGTCAAAGCGCGCATCCTGTGAGGCGGAACTCGTCGGTGCGCACCGCACCGCCGCGAAGGAAGGTGATCTGCAGGTCGCGCGGGTCGGCGATGTTTCGGCGGACGCTAGCCAGCGTCGCCAGGACCTGGACCCACTGCACCGCGGTGGGGCGACCATCAGCGACATGGACCGCGAACTCGCGGAGCCAGCGCATGAAGGCGGGGGGCGACATCACAGGAACCCCTTGCCGGCGTTGTCGCGGAACAGCTCGCCGTCCTCGATGTAGCCGAGGGTGGTCTCGAGCTTGGCGTGCCGCATGTGGCCGGCGATGTGCCGGAGGTCGGCGCCGACATCCCCGGCCGTCGTCGCGAATCCGCGCCGGGCCGAGTGTCCGCTGAAGCCCTCCGGATCGAGGCCGACGGCGGCGCACCGTGCCTTGACGATGCGGGCGAACTGGCCGGCCGTAAGACGGTCGTGCGAGAGGCGGCCGCGGTCGGCGCCGCGGAAGATCGGGCCGTCGGCGATGCCCGAGGCGGCGAGCCACGTGGCCAACGCCGCCGGGACCTTGAGCTTGCCGTCGGGCACAGCGACCGTGCGGCCCCTGCCCTGCTGGTCGGTCTTGGACCGTCCGATACGGACGAGCAGTCCCTTGCGATGCGTCTCCACGTCGACGACGTCGAGCGCGACGAGCTCGGAGCGGCGCAGCGCGGCGCCGAAGCACAGCAGGATCAGCGCGCGGTCGCGATGCCCGGCCAGGTCTGGCCTGATCTTTCGCACCACCTTGGCGACGAGATCGGCGGTCAGCGCCTGTTTCTTGACAGGGCGGCGGCCGAGCGTGTTGCGGATGCCGGCCAGGATCGACCGGACCTCCTCGAGCGCCGTCGGGGCGGTGTGGCCGGCGGCGCGGTGGACCGCAGCGATGGCGGCGGCCCGGCGGTCGATCGTCGAGACGGACCGGCCGAGCCCGGCGAGGTGGGTCAGGTAGCGGCCGACCGTACGGCCCGAAGCCGGGAGCGTGTCGGCGCCCTGGTCGGCGCACCAGCCGGTGAAGTCGCGCCAGTCCGCGGCGTAGGCCCGGCGGGTAGCGTCGGATTTCGAGGCCGCGGCAAATCCGGCGGCGGCGGCATCGAGGGCGTCGGCCGAGGTCGAGACGTCCGTCGTCGGACGCACGATAAGGGCGCCCTCCAACATGCCGAAAACCCCGGTTTGGAGGCCCGAGAAGGGCGATTATCGTGCGCCCAGGCTCATCGTAGGCGGAGACCGATCGGGGCCGAACGACGAAGCTCACTCGAAAGCCGCGTTGAGAGTGGTTTCGAGCGAGGATCAGGCCCGCGCGGCGAGCGCCTTCGGCCGGGCTCGGAACGCGACGGTCGCGCGGGTGCCGGGGATCGAGCCGGGCTGGAAGGATGCGGCGACCGAACGGCGCGGAACCGCCTCGCGGGGAAGGTCGGCGCCGGTCAGATCGCGGTAGAGGCGGCGCAACCCAAGACGCAGGTCGCCGATCTCGCCGAGAAACGTCTCGACGGTATGCCGATGGCCCGGAACCCGGAGCCGGTCGGCCTGGCGGAGCAGGTCGTGGACCTGTTCGGCTCGCTCGCGATCCGTCAT